AGCTTGCCGAGCAGAACCTAGATGCGGTCTACGACGCCATCAACGCGGTGCAGCACACCGGGTGGGCAGTCAATCGGCAGGTGCTGGATGTTGTCAGGTACCTGTGGGATAGCGGCAGCACATCTGGTGTGATACCGCAAGCGGATGACATCCCGATCCCCGACAAGCCGTACATCCCGCAGAAGGACAAGTCTGAGTGGACTGAGCAGGAGATGGCAGACTTCAAAGCGTGGAAGCGGTCTGCTGTGGAGACACACAACCGCAACGCACGGCTGAAGTCTCTGCGTCTTCAGTTCGTTAAGACCTTGATGGTTGCTGAGTTGTTTGAGTATGAGGCAGCCATCTACTTTCCACATCAGATGGACTTTAGGGGACGTGTATATCCTGTCCCGATGTTCCTTCATCCGCAGGGTCCTGACCTGTCCCGAGGCTTGCTTACCTTTGCAGAGCCCAAGCCTCTCAACAACCACAAGGCTGTGCGTTGGCTAGCCATTCATGGTGCCAACACATGGGGCGAGGACAAGATCAGTTTGGATGATCGAGTTCGGTGGGTTGGGGACAATGCAGAGTGGATCGAGGCTGTAGCTGCCGATCCCATGCAGGAACAGCGGTGGATGGACGCGGACAAGCCCTTCCAGTTCCTCGCGTGGTGCTTTGAGTGGGCGGGCTATCTGCGGGAAGGTCTGGGCTACCAGTCTAGGCTCCCGGTTCAGATGGATGGGTCCTGTAACGGCATCCAGAATTTCTCGGCAGCCCTTCGAGATCCTATCGGAGGTACTGCGGTCAATCTGGTGCCCAAGCCTCTTCCGGCTGACATTTACCAGACCGTGGCTGACGTAGTCCTCGAGCAGGTCAAGATCGATGCTGCTAACCATGCGCGTGACGATTACCTCGAGGCAGCACAGGCGTGGCTCCAGCATGGAATCACTCGGACTGTCTGCAAGCGGCCAGTGATGACGCTAGCTTACGGTGCCACTCGCTTTGGCTTCTGTCAGCAGGTCATGGATGACACGGTGACACCTTACCGCTACGAGGTGGGTGCCCGTAACACCCCCTTCCGGGGCTCAGGCTGGAAAGCTGCCGAGTATCTGGGTGGAGTGATCTGGGACAAAGTGGCGAGCGTGGTAGTGGCAGCGAGGCAGGCTATGGACTGGTTCCAGCAGGCTGCTCGCTTGGCTGCCAAGGAGGGGCTGCCGGTACGGTGGACCACACCGGATGGGTTTGTCGCGCTCCAGAGCTACCCGCAGTTGGTCACTCGGAGGGTGCGCCTGACTCTTGGCACCAGTGACCACTGGCTCACGGTTGCCACGGGCTATAGCGACAAGCTGGACAAGCGCAGGCAGGCTAACGGCATTAGTCCTAATTGGGTCCACTCGATGGACGCAAGCCACCTCCGGGCTACTGTGCGTACCTGCTGGAACCACGGTGTTACCGGGTACAGCATGGTCCATGATAGCTATGGCACCCATGCTGCGGATGCTGCGACGATGGGCCGAGTGCTTCGCGAGGAGTTTGTCGCGATGTACTCTCAACCAGTCCTTGAGCAATTCAAGCAGGAACTGGAACTCCAGCTACCGCCGGGGGAGGAACTCCCCGAGCTACCCCAACCGGGCACCTTGGACCTCGAGCAAGTGCTTGAGTCTGAGTACTTCTTTGCCTAGTAGATTCCACTCCCGCATGGATCGCGGGTGTGTGATCATTGTTTGACAGTAGTGGAATACACAACCAACGGAGAGCAACGATGAGAGAGGAAGACATGACCACTTTCGAGAAAGCAGGCTTCAATTACAGCGATGTGTTTATCCGCCGGTCCACTGGTCATGCGTATGTGATTCATGTGGATGACGGCTCGGACATGCCCTTGTTTCGCGATGTACACCTTGGTGGGCTCATTAACTTGCATCTGAATGAGCTACACCGGATCTACCCTGTAGGAGATACACAATGAGCAGCCCCAACACTGATGGTATGTCCGAACAAGAAGCTCAAACCATTGAGGAGATGATGCAGTTGTCCCGAGAGTTTGTAGAGCGCGGAGATCCTATCCCGCTCGACCTGTGGGCGCGGCTGCTGGGCGAGGGTATTGATATGTCCTCCCTCACCGACGACCCGACCAGCAACAACGAAGACCACGTTTAACTAGGAGAGATCCGACATGGCAAACAGCAAGAACGAAAACCTGAACACTCCCCGTGGTGTGTTGATCTACCCCCATCTGGTGGAGCCCGACTACGGCAATGATGAGTATCCAAAGCCGCAGGGTGAGTACAACACGATGGTGAAACTGAGCGCCCACGAGGCCCAGCCGCTGATCGCTAAGCTAGAGCCTCTGCATCAGGAAGCGGTGGCTATCGCGGAGAGCAAGTTCAAGAACCTCAAGCCTGCCCAGAAGAAGAAGTTGGGCAAGGTTCAGGTGAACGACTTCTTCATCGAAGAGTACGATAAAGAAACGGAAGAGCCGACCGGCAACCTTCTCTTCAAGTTCAAGTCGAAGGCTTCCGGCACAAAGAATGGCAAGGAGTGGACCCGCACCATCCCGCTGTTCGACGCTGGTGGTAAGCGGATCACCCCGGATTCTGTCTGGGGTGGCTCTGAGGGCAAGGTGGCTTTCACTGTCGTGCCCTACTTCATCCCGGCAACGGGTGCTGCTGGTATCTCCTGCTATCTGAATGCTGTGCAGATCCTCGAACTGCGAAATGGTGGCGGCGGTACTGCGGACTCCTTTGGGTTCGGGGAAGAGGAGGGTTACCATGCCTCTGAAGAATCCACTGACGCAAGCGATGCGGAAGAGGAAGAGGAAGATCCTCCGTTTGATCTTGAAGAAGATACGGACTTCTGATGGCTCGCCGCAAGCTCACACAGCGTGAGGTTGCATTGAGGTACGGCTTCAAATCCGGACTCGAGGAAAGGAATGCCCAGCTATTGAATCGGCTGGGTGTTCCTTTTGAGTACGAGACTCAGAAGATCAAGTACAAGATCAACCGCAATGCCACATACCGGCCCGACTTCATCTTGGAGAACGGGATCATCGTGGAGCTTTGTCTTCTCCAACGCAAAGAACAAAATCAACAAGGGCAGCAAGACTTCTTACGCCGACTGGTGTGAGAAGTACGGGTTCTTATATGCACAGGGTGACATTCCTCAGGAGTGGCTGAAGGAGGAGCCTGATGCTACCCGCATTGAGGCTCTTATGGAGGCTACAAAATGACTACCCCACTAGAACAGCAACACGCAGCGTTGGGCATACAGCGACCGGCCAAGCTGCCGGGTGTGACCCACATCATCATCCACACCAGCGGTACTCCGGTGCCAACTGAAGTAGACGCTACTGACATCGACCGATGGCACAGGGAGCGAGGCTGGTTCGGCAATGGCTATAACTTTGTACTCCCGTGGCACGTATCAGAAGTACAGGAGTATGCGAAAGGTCACCGCTGCCGTCCGCTCGATAGGGCAGGCGCACACGTAGGTGACTGTGGTCCCGGCTGGAATGCTAGATCTATCGGTATCTGTATGGTTGGTGGACTAGACGAGCAGGGCAAGACCGAGGCCAACTACACACCATCGCAATGGTGGCAACTGGAGCGGCTGGTTCCTCAGCTAATCCGACAGTACCCGAGCATCACTACAGTGCTGGGGCACAGAGACCTCATCAAATACACAGATGCTCCCGTCAAGAAGGTGTGTCCAGTGTTCGATGTAGAGGAGTGGTGGAAGACTTGGGTGATGTCTCGCCCACAAAATGCTGACTTGGTCGGAGTCAAGACCGTCAGCGACATTCTTTGACAGTAATGGAACTCACACACAGGAGAAAGAGCATGACCCCTCAAGCACAGCAAGTATTGGAACACCTCCGCACGACCGGACACATCAGCAACGTGGAAGCCCACGCAGTACTGAAGTGCCGTTCGGTGTCCCGCCGCATCACTGAGATCAAAGCGGCTGGCTACCCCGTCGAGAGCGCGTATCGCAAGGACTCACAGGGTCAGCGTTACGTCCGCTATAGCCTGCCGGTCTCGCACAGGTATCCGGTGGCGATGTGAGTGATTGGGTTGCCACGCACATCCCCTGTCCACACTGCGGCTCGAGTGATGCAGCGTCTGTCAACACTGACGGATGGCTGCATTGCTTTAGCTGCGGCAAGAGATCCAAAGAAGATGAGGAGGAGGTGAGAGTGACCCCGCAGAAGAAGCACAGGAACAGCAAGAAGTTGCTACCCTTTGGCGACTACCGACCGCTGGTTAGGCGGAAGATCACTGAAGAGACCTGCAAGAAGTTTGGCTACTACTTTACCGAGTTCGGTGACAAGCCGGTGCAGGTTGCCCCTTACCACGACAAGGATGGCAAAGTAGTTGCCCAGAAAGTGCGCTTCCCTGATAAGGAGTTCACTGTCCGGGGGGACCTGAGCAACGCAACCCTCTTCGGACAGAAGCTCTGGAAATCCGGAGGAAAGCGAGTGATCATCACAGAAGGGGAGATCGATGCCCTCTCTGTGTCGCAGTCGCAGGGAAATAAATGGCCTGTGGTCTCGCTGCCTAATGGCGCTCAAGGCGCAGTCAATGCGGTTAAGAAGCAACTTGAGTGGCTAACCACTTTCAGCGAAGTCGTCCTCATGTTTGACATGGACGACCCCGGTCAGGAGGCAGCCAACAAAGTAGCTGAGCTTCTCCCTCCGGGCGTGGCCCGTATAGGGCATCTACCCGAGAAGGACCCTAACGCGATGCTGATGGCTAACCGGGTGGACGAGCTTGTTGCTGCGCTCTGGCAAGCAAAGCCGTATCGACCCGATGGTCTGGTCAACATCGAAGAGCTAGTAGATGAGATCGACCGTCCTGCTGAGTGGGGACTAGCGTGGTTCCTCCCCACACTTACTAAGCTGACCTACGGTCGACGCTACGGTGAAGTCTATGCTTTAGGTGCTGGGACTGGTATCGGGAAAACTGACTGGATCACCCAGCAGATTGCATACGATGTGACTGAACTGGAAGAGAAGGTTGGCGTTGTATTCCTCGAGCAGAAGCCTGTTGAGACTGCAAAGCGTATCGCAGGAAAGATCGCAGGAAAGAAGTTCCATGTGCCCGATGGGGATTGGGACCCGAAAGAGTTGAAAGAGACTGTTGAGTCCCTCTCCGATCACATCACGTTCTACGATTCTTTCGGTGAGACCGATTGGGATGTGGTCAAGGGGAAGCTGAGGTTCATGGCTGTGAGTTTGGGTATCCGCATTCTCTACGTGGATCACCTCACTGCCATGGCTGACACCTCGAATGAAAGGGAGAGCATCGAGCAACTGATGAAGGAAATGGCAGGGCTCGCCAATGAGCTACAGGTCATTATCATCTTTGTCTCGCACCTTGCAACACCGGAGGGTAAGTCGCATGAGGAGGGTGGTCGAGTGATGATTCGACACTTCAAAGGCAGCCGCTCGATTGGCTTCTGGAGTTACCTGATGCTGGCTATGGAGAGGGACCAACAGGCTGAGGACGAGAGTGCGAGGCACACAACCACCCTTCGCATCTTGAAGGACCGATACACCGGGCAGGCAACCGGGCACACGATTCGACTCGCGTATGAGCAGGACACCGGGCGGATCATCGAAGCAACCGAATCACCCAATGATTTTGGGTTCGACAACGAGTCCACTGAGGACTTCTAGGAGCAAACGATGGATGACATGAATGAGCACGACCCGTTCGACGAGTTCGCTGGTGAAGAAGTAGAGGCAGAGGGCGAGCCGATGGTCTTTGTGGACACGCACCTTGTGTTCCGGGCTATTGATGAGAGCGGCATGGAAGGCACGACTGCTTTTGTCTTTATGAAGACCCTCGAGCGTCTGATGAACGATCCGGAAGCGTGTGCCAGAGTCGAGGGTGAAGGGCTTCCTATGGACGCACCTGAGGGCAATACGCACTAACGAGAGAGGAGGATGAACCTATGGCCCGTTACATTCTGGATATCGAAACGGATGGACTGTTACATGAACTGACCAAGGTTCATTCTATTGTTGCCTTTGAGTTGGATTCTGGCTCTGAGGTATCGGCTCACCATGAGGGGCTTGAACCCCTTGTGCGTGAGTTAGCGGAAGCAGATGAACTGATCGGACACAACATCGTCGCATTTGATTTGCCTGCGCTCCAGAAAGTGTACCCTTGGTTCACATACGACTTGGACAAGGTGACTGACACTTTGATCCTGTCCCGCATGCTGTACCCCAACATACTTGATTGGGACATGACCCGTCCCGACCGTGCCCCTCCTAAGAGGCGTGGGAGTCACGGGCTCGAGGCTTGGGGTTACCGCCTAGGGGAACACAAGGGTGAGTTTGGTAAGACCACTGACTGGTCTGAGTGGTCTCCTGAGATGCAGGAGTACTGCGAACAGGACGTACTAGTGACCAAGAAGCTGTACCAGAAGATGGTAGAGACCGGGTGGTCCCAGCAGGCCCTCACTATGGAGGTCTGGTTCCAGCACATAATGTTCTTGCAAGAGCAGCATGGCTTCCCCTTCGATAAGGAGGGGGCAGTGATGCTATACACCCAGCTAGTCGCTGAGCGTAAGGATCTCGACAATGAGATTGCCGGGCATGTGCCAGACTGGTACGTGAATTTGGGTACGTTCGTTCCCAAATCGGGTAGCTCTCGCACCGGGTATACACCGGGGGTACCCCTATCAAAAGTCAAGCACATGACTTTCAACCCCGGATCACGACAGCAGATTGGGGACAGGCTTCAGAAACTGTTTGGGTGGAAGCCAAAGCTGTTCACTGATGGCGGCCAGCCGCAGATTGACGAGGCTGTTCTTGGCGAGATCAACCATCCACTGGCACAACTGTTGGCGAGACGCTTCCTGATCGACAAAAGGATTGGACAGTTGGCAGAGGGCAACGGTGCTTGGCTCAAGCTGGAGCGCAACAACCGCATTCACGGCTACGTGAACACGCTTGGCACAGTCACCGGGTGCAGCCACAGTTCGCCTAATGTTGCTCAGGTCCCTGCGGTCAGGAGCCTCTACGGGGCCGAATGCAGGGCTCTGTTCCATGCCCCCGAGGGTTGGGTACAGGTAGGCGCTGACGCCTCAGGGCTGGAGCTACGTTGCCTTGCACACTACATGGCTCAGTGGGATGGGGGTGCCTATACCAACGTACTTCTCAACTCTGATATCCACACAGCTAATCAGAAGGCTGCCGGTCTTGTTACTCGAGACCAAGCCAAGACCTTCATCTATGCGTTCCTGTATGGGGCTGGTGACGAGAAGATCGGAAGCATTGTGGGTAAGGGCAGGAAGGCTGGCGCAAGGCTTAAGCGTGAGTTTCTGAACAAGACTCCCGCGCTGAAGCGTCTCAAGGATCTTGTGTCACACAAGGTCAAGACGCAAGGGTTCATCAAGGGTATCGACGGTCGGAAGCTACACATCCGGTCTGAACACTCTGCTCTTAACTCCCTCCTCCAGTCAGCCGGTGGTCTGCTGGTGAAGTACGCCACGGTGTGGCTGTACTGGCGTCTGTATGAGCTTGGCTACAAGTGGGGCGAGGACTTTGTGTTCGTTGCCCACATTCACGATGAGTACCAGCTTCAGTGTCGCGAAGAGATCGCAAAGGAAGTTGGTGAGGCAGCGGTGGAGGCATTCCGGGCTGCTGGTCGCATGTTCGAGTGGCGTTGTCCTCTCGACGGTGAGTACAAGATAGGCCGGAACTGGGCCGACACACATTAGGAGGACACATGCTTAATGAGAAAGAGTTCGATGCACTGATCCGGGCGCACCTTGCCCCCTTCTCTACAAAGTCTGACTTCGCTCGGCTCTATGCCGACGAGGTTGCTTCCCTTGCCAGTCAGCACATGATCAGTACATGGCTACCGGGTGGAACGTATGGCCGGGAGTGGCGTATCACAGTGACCGGGCTGTTCTTCCTCAAGCGTTCTTCCTGTAAGTACTTCGAGGACTATGAGGAGAACGTAGAACAAGACAAACGTGCAGGGTGGAGGTGA